CGAGGTAGTTGAGTTCGCTAAAGAACAGCAAGCAAATGAAGAGTTGGAAAAAAACCTTGTCACAATCGAGAATGAAATTCAACGTCAAATCGAGCGTGAAGCATTGCGTGTGCCTATCTTTGAAGCGATTAAGTCGTTAATCATCGGTGGTAACGCCTTGCTGTATAAAACCAAGGATGGCATTAAGAGTTACAAAATGGCCGACTATGTTGTTAGCCGTGATTTCTCTGGAAACCCGATAGAAATTATCACAAAGGAAGCAGTCTCGAAAGACGCTCTTCCAGATGACGTACGTGATCAAGTAATGAGTGATCCAGACTTGCGTGAAGCAGAGAAGGTTACAATTTACAGCCGTGCTATCCTGAAGGAGGGCACATGGTACACCTTCCAAGAGGTCGAAGGCTTTATTGTAGAAGGCTCCGACGAGACCTTCAATAAAGGTAAAGCGTTCCCCTATATCCCTCTGCGGTGGACTTCGATCAATGGTGAGAGCTATGGTCGTGGTCTTGTCGAGCAATTCCTCGGGGATTTCCGTAGTCTCGAAGCACTTTACCAACTCTTGCTCGAAGCATCCTCGGTTATGAGCCGTGTGATCTTCGGTAAGCGGGCAGGTGCTGTTATTGACATCGATGACCTCAACGCAGCTGAGAACGGTGTTTGTATCCTTGGTGATCTTGAGAACGACATCACAACCCTTCGTGTTGATAAAGGCGCCGATCTAAATGTTCCTATGAATATGATTCAAGACCTCACTCGACGTCTCGAAGCAGCGTTCTTGGTAGCATCTTCAGCGGCACGGGACTCTGAGCGTACAACCGCTACTGAAATTCGTTTCATGGCGGCGGACTTGGAGCAATCCTTAGGTGGTGTTTACTCACTACTCGCACTTGAACTTCAACGCCCTCTCGCAGCTCTATTGCTGAAGCAATCTAAAGCTCCCGTAGAGCAACTGGGTGTAGATGTTGTTGTTGTGACTGGTGTAGAGGCATTGGGACGCACAGCGGAACTAGACCGCCTACGTCAATTCAATGCACTCTTGCAGGAGACGGGTGCTGGTGAGATGATTCTTCAGCGTATGAATATTGGTGTATATATTGAGAAGCTAGCTAACGCCCTTTCTATGGACGCTACTGGTCTCATTAAGACCGACGAACAGCTGCAAGCTGAGGCTCAAGCAGCACAGCAACAGCAGCAACAAATGCAGATGGAACAGGCAGGCACACAAGCCCTCGCGGGTGCGGCACAAGCCCAACTATCTCAATAACCTAGGAGACAACTAAATGGCTAAATCACACTACGAGCTTAAGCAACAGCAGCTTAAAAAGAAAAACTCGAATACTATCACAGACGCCGACTATATTCTTCGAGATATCGGTACCCCCGAAGACACCGCAAAGAACATTATCGACATTACTCCCGAAGCCTTCCGAGCTAAGCCAGCGGCTAAGGCGGCGAAGACGGGGGATTAATAGATGTCTGAAGATGTACAGAACGTAGCAGCGGAGGCCCCTGAGGGGGTCTCTGAGGCTCCTCAGGCAACCCCTGAAGAACAAGCAGCTATTGATCGTTATCGTGAATCCCAAAAGACCGCCGAAGAGCGGGCTGAGGGTATGCCTGAGGGCTTCAACGAAGACGGCACACCACAAGAGGAACTCATTGCAGGCAAGTTCAAGTCCCAAGACGACTTGGTGAAAGCCTACGAAGAGCTCCAGAAAAAATTGGGACAGCCTAAGGAAGAACCTAAAGCTGAGCCCGAGGCAGAAGCCCCCGAGGCTGAAGCCGAAGCCGAAGAGGCAAAAGAAACAACAGGCATTATCGCAGTAGATAAATACGAACAAGAAGTCGCAACTAACGGCTCACTCTCCGATAAGTCCTACGCCGAACTAGAAAAGGCGGGGTTCACTCGTAGTCAAGTAGATTCCTACATTCAGGGTCAAAAGGCATACGCGGAATCACTACGTAATCAAGTCTATGAATCAGTTGGCGGCCAAGAGGCATACTCTGGCCTGATTCAATGGGCTTCAGAGAACATGGACGCGGCAGCTATCAAAGAATATAACGATGCTGTTGACGCTATGGATCAGCCTCGCATAATGCGGGCGCTGGAATACATGGACCTTAAGCATGGTCAGTCTGCACCACGCGAAGCTAGACGCTTGGAGGGTGACAGTCCCGCAGGCGGTCTACAGCCATACGGTAATAAAAACGAATGGCAGCGTGACATGACGAACCGTCTATACGGCAAGGATGCAAAATTCACGAATATGGTGGATCAAAGGTACCTTGCAGCCCGCCGTAAAGGTTTGTTGTAACAGTTAGTCCCTTAGGGTTTTGTCTCCTTCCCTTTGGGGCTATTCACTATCACTAAGGGACATTAGCTCTTATGTTGTGTGTTTATGCGTTATCTCTAAGCCCGAAGAGGCCCTTGCGGGGGCTATCCTAGGACAACTTAAAGTAAACCGAAAACAAACAGCGATAGAGATTTACAACTTAAATCACATCATAGGATAAATAAAATGGCACTTACTGCAAACGACATTGGTTTTAACGGAGGCTCCCGCGGCGTTCCAACAGACATGAACAACGCAATGGAAATCTACTACGGTTCGGTTCTCACCGCATTTGACCGTAAGAACGTTTTCCTTGACCTCGTTACAACCAAATCTATTGAATCTGGTAGCTCGGTCTCGATCCCTGTGATCGGCCAAAGCTCCGATACTGATACGAACACACACGTTCCCGGGACTGAGCTCACCATGAGCGCGATCCCTGTACGTGAGCGTATCATCAACATCGATGCACTCGAGTACTTCGCACTGGCAGTTGACAAGTTTGAAGAGAAAGTTCTTCACTTCGAAACTCGTGGTGAGCTTGCTAAGCAGGCAGGTGAAGCACTGGCAGTTAAGATCGACAAAGCGATTGCTAACGCAGTCCGTTTGGCCGCTGAGACTTCTGGCACTATTGGTGGTGCAGCTGTTCAGGCAGACGGTACTGAGGTTAACAACGATGCTATCGGTGCAGGCGCGACACCTAAAGACAAAGGTGAAGCAATGATCGAAGCAGTCTTCGCGGCTGTTGCGGCAATGGAAGGCAAGGATGTATCTGGCGAGAAAGTTCTCGTTGTTGATCCTCTGCACTACAGCTACCTCGCACAATCCAGCGCGGTTAACAAAGACATCACCTCTGGTGACAACGGCGGTATCAACAAAGGCACCGTTATGGAAGTTGCAGGTATCAAGATCGTCAAGTCCAACTACGTTGGTGCTGGCACTGCAATGACTTCCACGAAGTTGCTGAAGGGTCTCTTGTTCACACCTGAGTGTGTGGCTGTTGCAAAGCTGATGGATGTTACTTCTGAAGTAAACTACATCCCAGAGCAGTTGGCAACTCTCATGACCACGTACTACTCGTACGGTATGGGCGTTCTCAAACCAGCGGCTTGTTGCGCAATCACTTCGACTACCTAATAGTCTTCTGGGGGGCACCTTTCGGGGTGTCCCTTACTAAGGCTATTAGATTGCATAAAAATATATACAAGGACATTTAACATGATTACTGAAATCGATGCAATCAATCGGATGCTCCGATACATTGGTGAGCTACCCATTCCGTCAACGATTACTGTTGACCAACTACCCGAAGGACATGAAGCTGTAATAGCCCGTAATGTCCTTGCTGAGACCCTTCGTGAGGAACAGGAAGAGAAATGGTGGTTCAACGTGTTTGACATCAAACTTGTTCCAGACTCCCAAGGCTATCTCCTACTCCCAAACAACATTATCGCCTTCGAAGACCCCGAGCTCTTCCAAGAGGGCGGCTTGCTATACGACCGCGCCACTCAAAACCCTATCTTCGATGGGCCTGTGGAAATGACGGTTCGCTACAACATTACCTTCGACAACCTTCCAGATGTATTCCGCACCTACGTGGTTCTTGTGGCAGCTCGCCACCTTCACACATACCTTAATGGTGATGAATCAACACAGAGGGAGCTCGAACAGAAAATCAACATGGCCAGAGTTAAGGTCGAGCGTGAACACCTCAAGCAAAAGAAATTCAACCTTGTACGTGGTAACCGTCTCATTGATCGTGGCACTAACCCAACAGCTGTAACTTAAGGGGGACTCCAATGGCTAAGGTAAACAAAGTTTTCGGGGCCTTCTTTAATGGGGTCTCAGAACAAAACCCTGAATTGGCGCTGGACAACCAATGCCGTGAGATGATTAACTGTATTCCTGATCTGGTGCGGGGCATTAAAAAACGCCCTCCTGCAAACCTGATCCTGAGTGAAACAGTTGCAAACAACCCCGATGTAATCTCTTCGTACGTCTTCCACTCATATGACCGTGGTGAGAATGACGAAGAATACATCATGATGGCTACAGGCGATGCTACAAACCCT